TGCGGATATAACAATCATCACTACGATGATGTTATTATAAACTATATAATAGATATGTTTTATAAAATGGATCAACTTCCGTTTTGGAGAATATGTCTGTCTTTGTTTAACCTTTCACAAACTATTGTGAATGCAGAAGATGGGAATGTTGATAGGTTTAAGAAATGGAAGTATGCACATTATTTTCAATCTATGGACTTATTGACAATGATGTTCAGTCAAAAGCTACGAGTTGGTCTTAAAAGTATGCAGGTAACAATGCATTATCGTAATGTCTATGAATACGAAGGAAATTTCGAAGAGCCTATACCAGTAGACAAAATAGACAATATGATTGACTATAATATCAATGATGTAGAATCAACCACAGAGTTATTAAACCGGTTGAAGAAAGACATAGAACTCAGACTCTTCATACAAGAAGAACACGGAATCGATTGTTTATCAATGGATTCTGTTAAGATGGCAGAAACCTTCTTGCTGGAGAAATACTCCGAAAGATCAGGTATTCCTAAAAATGTAATAAAGGAAATGCGTTCTCCAATGGATTATATTCCGTTGAAGGATGTTATAATGCCGTTTATATCATACAAAAATCCAAAGTTACAAAGCGTCTTAGAAGACATGAAGAAACAGGTAGTGTATTCTAAGGAGCGAAAAGGCTACGAGAAGAAGTTCGTTCTCTCGAATGTGGTATATTCTATTGGTGTTGGAGGTATTCATACTATTCATACACCAAAAATATTCCTCCCAAAAGATGATGAGTTTATAGGGCACGCAGATGTGGCGTCAATGTACCCTAGCTTACTGATTGAACATCAATTAGGACCTCGTCATTTGGGAAAACTATTTTGCGATCTATTTGCCGGATTGAAAACCGAAAGGTTAGAAGCAAAACGTACAGGTCAGACTATAAAGAATATGTTTCTGAAGATTGTGCTCAATTCTCCTACTGGTAAAATGCAGCAGGAAGTAAGTTGGATGTACGATCCTTTCAATGTCTTTAAAATACGAATTAATGGTCAGTTAATACTTCTTTTACTCGTAGACAGGCTTTTAGCACTCGGATGTGAAATTATTCAGTGCAACACAGATGGAGTCGTCTACAGGGCTAAAAAGGGCCTTAAACAGGCTATTTCAGATGCTATTAGAGAAGTTGAAAGTATTACACGTCTAGAATTCGAATCTGATGAGTATGAAGCATTCTATCAGTATGCCATCAATGACTACTTTGGGGTCTTGAAAGGCGGAGAAATAGAAGAAAAAGGTATGTTTATTACGCAAACAAAGCTTGGGAAAGGGCTATCGCCTGTGGTCATTCCTAAAGCTGTGATAAACTACTTTGTCCACAAAATACCAGTGACAGAAACTATTGAGAAGGATAGAGATATCCGTGATTTCTTAATGTCACAAGCAGTAGATAAGAAGTTTAAAGTTATACACGGTGATAAACCTGTACAACGTATCAATAGATTTTACGCAAGTACAGATGGTCCTTATCTGTTTAAAAAGGACATAAATACTGCTCCCTCGGAGGGGATGAGTAACATGCTAACGAAGTCAGGAGTAACAATCTTGAACAAGTTTGATGAACGTCCGATAGAAGATCGGAAGATTAACTATCGTTACTACATCAGTGAAGCCAAGAAGATTATCGCTGACTTTACTGAACAACAATTGGATTTATTCCTATGATAATCGAATTAAACACAAAAATCCTGGAAGCATTTCCAGGTATCAATATGAATCAGTTAGTATTCCTAAGTATGGTATTGGGTAAGAATCAACCAAAATATCAAGACGTCCGCAATGTTATCAGCCTTATAAGCGACGACGAAATATCATACTTAGTCTCTCAAGAACTAGTAACCACGATAGAGAGTGGTGAGTCAATTACATATCAACCGACAGAGAAGCTGCTTAATGCTATTCTGCCAGAGAAAGATTATTTTGATCTATTCTATGATATGTACCCAGTGTACGTAATGCGTAAAGATGGGACAAAATCCTATCTACGAGCAAATGTTAACAAGTGCCGTCACTTCTTTAATCAGAAGTGTGGAAAGAGCTCAGCTATGGCTGAACATTTAATCAAATGTCTGGACTACGAAATTTCAAAGCGTATGCGAGAAGGTAGTCTCGGATATATGATGACCATGTGGAACTGGTTAACACGCTCGCAATGGGAAGCAATTGAGGAAGAAATGCAAGATACTAAACAACAAACAGTAAATTCTTATGGAACAGAGCTCATTTAAACCACGTCCTATGAGTATAGTGGCCCAAGAGGCCATTGACTACGTAAGAGGACGGAGAGAACATAACATTGTATCTCTCAAGACTAGGTGGGCTAAGTTCAATAAGCAGTGTATGGGAGGTATTGAACCTAATACCGTTTATACCATAGCTGGTATTTCTGGATCGGGCAAGAGCTCTTGGGCTAATCTTGTTCAAACTGATTTAATTGATCTTAATCCTACAGAAGAAGTAATTATACTTAACTTCTCGTTAGAAATGGTTG